GGTTGGTCATCGAATCCTAACATCCCACCTGACAGTTTGTCAGACTGTAGTTTTGGGATCAAGGATCGCGCGATAGCCTGCTGTGCGAATTGCATGCACGTAGGTTCCATCGCGATGATCCTGGGTGTCTTCATCGTTTTAGGCACAGCGAGCACCCCTACTGGGCGCTCCTGGCCGGGGGAGAGGAAGGTGAGACGGGACAACCACGCGTAGTGGTTGTCGTTCGGAGAAAGAAATCCTGTTGAAGGGAAGACTTCTTCGAGTCTCCAGGTCCACTCGTCCTGATCCCACTTCGCGTTTCCGCGGAGTCGATCGGCAGTAGCTCCTGGACCGTGCTGACCTCGCAGCTCGTGGCGCGCAAGCTCGGCATCAAGCTGAGCATAAACACGCCCGAAAAGCAGATCAGCGACACGACTGAAATTCCCAACCGCAACAGTGTCGCGGCTGGAGTCGTGTTCCTTAACTTCCTTCTCACACTCAATGTAACCCTCCATCGCCTTCTGCTTCCTCACGGGAGTGCAAGGTAGCAGGATCTTGTAGAACGGCAGCGTAAGCTGTCGCACACAAGATATTGCTTCTGATGAAGGATTATCGAGTAAACGACCACTTCCAGAGTCAAAGATTAGCTCAAGGAAACCCCGAAGGAACTTGGGGAGACCTAGAGACTCGCCCCTCCGTCGCCCGAAGGCGAAGGAAGGGAAGTCACATGGAGCTACCGCGCCAGCGTCAAGGGCTTTTTGGAGCCCGTCGGCGAACGTCGGTAAGGTGATCGTCAGAAATGACTCACCCTCTTCTTTGACACGTGCCAGGACCGTGGTTAGGTCCTGGTCGGTGCATACGCAGCATCGGCTCCCGCTTTCGAGCAGGAGCACCTGCCAGAGTGACATAAGGCTTTTCACCAAGTCCTCCTAGAGGTACTGGTTCCGTAGCCATGCTACACTGACCTTGTGTTACTCTCCGTCAGGACTCGCCCCCAAGGAACTTGGTCATGATGGCGTAGCTGGATGCCGACAGATAGGCTAGGAAGCCGTTTGTCAGCAGAGCCTGCTCAGCCACCGTGTACCCGACCTTGGGGAAATCCGTCGCGATCCACACGCCACCTCGGTAAGGGGCGTTAGTGGTCGGGACGAGCGGGTCCGTCGCAACCTTGTAGTTATCGAGCCTAATGACTCGACGGTTCCGCGTGCCGTTCTGGTGGTTGATGGAAAGCTTGTAGCTCCCATCGTCCTTCTGGAACAGGCCCGCGTTCAGGCCCTGCCCGATTCTGGGCAGAGACTGAGCGACCGCATTGATGGTGACGGACTGTGGGTCAGTAAACATGGCATCACTCCAATAGGAAAGCCCCCACGAGGGGGCGAAGGTAACCGCACCTGGGACTATCCCAGGTCGGTGTCCAACCGAAGTTGGAAAATCGCAACGTTAGGGCCTCACGGCCCCTGGGGCATTTGCTATGCCCAACGCTGCGACTATTGCCTGCTGCTGGCCCGTTAAGGCACCATCAACATGGCGGAAAACGAAAGGAGAAGCAGGATCGCGGACTTTCACCACACGGTTACCCGTGTAGCGAAATGCGTGGGATTTCCCCACAGCGTCCTCGAACCCGCTCGCGTAATACTCCTTCGTCGAGACTGTTGTCTCCATGACGTAGGCGTAACGCAATGCTGGGCCCCAATTGAGGTAGTCCGACAACGCGGAAACAGCGTTTCCGGTGTTGCTGAACCAATCAACGGCCCAACTCCAAGGAGCCAACTCCCAGAGCACATCTGGACTTAAAGAAACACCTAGCAGACGATCAGCCTGCTGGTTGAATCTCGAGAACTTTCCGATTAGGGAGGTTCCCGGGTCCATATGATACTGGTAAGCCGCGACCACCCACCGTTTCCGGTGGCGATGGATACGCGACTGAGTTGGCCTTGCGATTACATTCCACGCATCACCTGCCAGTGGGGAAGCATAGAAGCTCCCCTCATCGACAGGATCTGCGTTGAAGTTCTCGCCAGGAAGTTCAGCTCGTCGTCGTATGACGCGTCCGCTATCTCGCTGCAACTGCGAAAGAATCCGATGGGAGTCTTTCACGGCGTGGCAGAGATCGTGGACGTCAGACACAAAGGGTATCCACCCGAACTGGGTGTTTAGGTATTCCTTCCCGTAGGAACGGAAATCCCGAGCTCGCGATTCGACAACATCCGCACCGATTAGGCGCGGAAGTCCGTCTCGTTTAAGCTCCCCGATGGCCTGAGACAAGCCTGCTTCAGACCCGGTGGGTGACATGGACTTTATTACCGGTCCAGCCATATCCCTTAAAGTCTCAGTTGAAGAAGCCCCGTAAGAGGCCCCATTCAACAGTTGACTACCGAGTCCCAACGTACCTAGGAACGCAGGTCCTGTGTAGTGATACCAGGATCTGCCAGGGATGTTGCCATCCATGGCTAAGCCATGTACTTCAACATCGTTCCACTGCTTATCCGTGTAAAACGGACCACCTACGTTAGCGTGGTTGAAAGCAGCCGCGGGCCATTCATGGCCCTCGGAGTACGTTGCCTGCGTGCCGCTAGTGGCATAGTCCACATAATCGTGGGTCGTGTTACCGAATCTGGAATCGAAGAAATCTCCTCGACCCAGTTTAATCGGCCACGATCGACTTTTCCACGGCACGTCCTTGGTTCCTTTCGTCGGTTAGGTATGTGTTTAAACACCGATGCGCTTTGCACCGAGGGCCCCCGCTAGGG